TCCACCATTTCCGACCATCTAACCCAAGGGCTGTATAGTTCGGAAATATGGAAGCCAGCAATGCCAGCAAATGGGGCAGCAGCTCGCCACTGTCCATAGCCAAGCATCCAGATTTTATCGCTTTCTTGCAGTTTAGCTTTGCAATGCTCGCATTCATAATAAGTCGTTTCAGGCTTTTTGTTCTCAAACTTAATTTGCGCCCAGTGCAAAATCTGAAACGCTCCACAATCAGGGCAAGGCACATGAAATCTGCGCTGGTCGCTTTGCTGATAGCGTGCTTCAATTTTGCTTTCACCTTCATTAGTGGGCGTGCTGGCAGAAACTAGCAGGCGATTCCAGAAAGTGGTTGTGCGTTTTTGCGCCAAACTTCCCGGATCACCTTCCGCACCTGCAGAAACAGGGTAGCGGTCTTCTTCATCAAGCAGCACAATCCGAATTGGTCGGCTGGCAAGAGAAGATGGGCTGTTTGCTCCCGCCATTGTAATATGCCCACCAGTGAATTTTTTGTGCAAAAGCGTGTTGTGGCTATCTCTGCTTTTTGCATCTTTGAATAAATTCAGCAAAACCTCAGTATCACGAATCATTGGCGCAAGGCGGTCTTTGCTCCAAGTTTCTGCCATATCCAGCGTTGGCTGAATCAGCAACATTGGCGATGGGTCTTGATGCGAAAAATAGCCAATGATGTTGTTTAAAATTTCAGTTTTGCCAATCTGAGCAGAAGTCATATAAACAACTTCCTTAATGCCAGCCTCATTTACAGCGTCCATCATGCCCCGCTGATAAGGCGCACGATCAGTTATCCACTTTCCGGGTTCTGCGCTTGCTTCTGGACTTAGTTTGCGGTTTGTGTCCGCCCACTGGCTCACTGTCATCTCTGGCGGTGGCATCCATGCCATCTTCGCTTTCTGCCTTGTCGTCTGATATGAGCGATTCATCATCTTTAATTGCCAGTTCGGTTAGTGCTTCGTAAATTGTGCGCTTAAGAAATTTCTCAATTTCATGCGTTTGTTTTAAATTCTGAATTTGGAATGCGGTTTTTGTTGGAATGGAAAGCAGCTTTGCTCGGCAATTCATCACCATTGTTAGCCAATCCATCTCAACGGCTTCTATGGTAATAAGATTTCCCCGCAATGCTTCCACCTCAAGCTCGGTTTTATCGGCTTGCGCCCTGATTAACCTTGCTCGCTCAATATGTGTATCTCTGGGCAGGCAATCACGCCCGAAAGCACGCTCCTGCAAATATCTTACATAGCCTTGAACACAGCCAACCAAATCATACTTGCCCTTTTCTGGCTTGGGTATGATGCCATCTCGGGCAAGTTGTTGAACTCTGCGGTCTGTAAGGTTAAGGAAGCGTGCAATTACAGCCACTTTGTAAAGTAATTGCATAATATGTTTCCGTTATTTTGTGATAATCCAGCCTGCAAACTCCCCAAATCTAAACCACTCAGCTGCTTCATCACCAAGCAGGCTTGGGTCTAATGGGCGTTGAACACCACCTAAAGAAAGCTCTTTTGCAATTATGTGCGCAGCATCAACACCAGCGGCAACTTTGCCAGCCAGAGTTAGCCTCCATAGCACCGTTGCTTGATAACCAGTGCTGGCTTGGCATTTATCAACAATGATTATTGCACCGCCATCTTTCAGCGATGCTTTTAATTTCTGAATAAAAGCGGTGCGCTCAGTTATTGGCATAAACATCAAAACCAGATAACAAATTGCCACATCAAAAGGTTCAAAGTGATAACGGCAAGCGTCCATCTGAATCAAATTTTCTTTCCCTGGTCCTTCATACTGCGCACACATTTCTGCGCTTGGCTCAATCGGCACAAGTTTTGCGCTGCGCTGTTTGAGGGTTGCTTCAAGTGATTTGCCAATATTGCCAGTTGATGCGCCAATATCATAAACCAAGCCATTTTGCGGAATGTAGTGGCGGGCAATATGAGAAACTGCGCCTGTTACTAAATCATACCAAGGCAATTGCTCACGAACATGGCTGTTAAAACTACTGGCTACCGAAGCATTCTCGAATGTCCATTCCTTTGGAATTTCCATCACTTTGCTATTGGTAGAGTTTTCCATATTTCGTCTTCGTTAATTTTGATTGAGGGGATATTATATTCAGCATACATGGCATGAGTGCGAGGATTGCTCTCAATTGCCAGATATTCTGTTCTGCCATGCTTCGGAAAAACCAGCCGCTCCAGCATAATGCGTTTTGCTTCATGCGGTGGTTTTGCATATTTATTAAAATGCGCTTCCTGCGGTTGCCAGCCAGTTTTTGTGCTGATGCTATGCAGAGTTTGATCCCGATGCATATCTGGTCGGGCGGTCATCAAGATTGTGTGATGTGGCGCAACCAGATTTACCAGCCATTTTCGATATAGCTCTTGTTCAATTTGCTTGGTGAAGGGTCTTTTTTTATCAAGACTATTTTCCACCAGCGTGTAATTTAAATCGAGAAGTATTATCATAATTTTACTCCTAATCGCTTGGAGAAGGCTTCCAGAGCTTCTTCCACCAACCCCATGCGAGTGCCGTCAGGATAAGGTAAATCAAACTCAAAAGCGATAGCTGTTTTTAATCTTTCTTTATTAATTTTGAGTGGTTTAGCACAAATGGCTTGCACATTGCTGTTGCTTTCATCAACTTTTACAACCTCAAAAAATTCTTTGAAAAGCTCATAGAATTCTTTTTGGGTATGATATTTCTGAACCTTTGGCGAAGTGGCAATATCACCAAGCGTTATGCCTTCCTCATAATCAAGCTGGAACAATACGCCACCAGCTTGCCTTTCATTTAGCGAGTGGTAGCCATTAAGCTGCTTGATGTTGATATGGTTACGAGCTGAAGCAACCGCATATAGCTTGGTTGATTCATGGCATAGTGCCGCACAAAGGCAGGCAATATGCGAGCGGTCTTCACGAAACGGCACGCTGTTAAGCACGCTTGATAAAAACACTGATGAATATTGCAGGTTTTGATTTCCAATCGCATGCAGAAATTCACGAGTGAGGATAATGCTTTCCTCTTTATCAATATTGTTGCGGTCATTAACCCGATAAGGCTCAAAAGGTGTAACAGTAACCCCAATCTTGCGCAGGATTTTTGTTTCATGCAAATGGCCTGCACCAAAATCAAGAATGCACCTGCCATGATGTTTTATCCATTTCTCACGATTTTCTGGTTTTGTTATTTCAAAACTTTTGGAAGTTGTTTTGCCAGCAGTCGCAAAAATAAAGCCACGCCCGAGAGTGTTTCGCACTTGGCGCAAACGCCTGAATGAGTTATGGCGCAGTAAATCGCTATATCTGCGGTGAATATCAAAATCCATTGATAGATAATTCAGCATTGCTTCGGCAAGCCTGCCTTCATCATCAGATATAAAAACCACCGGAACTTCTTTTTTGCCCAGCTCCGCATAATGCTGCAATCTGCCTATGCCATTAACCACCCGATAATCTCTGGTAGCAACAATTGGCATTGCAATGCCTCTGCGCTTTAGCGTTTTAGAAACATTGAGCGCATAGTTTTTCCATCTGCCTTGGTTAGCTTTTAGGAATGGCTCAATATTATGCATCTTCGCATTTAAGCATGGGTAAAATTCAGCACTATCAACCGCTTTATCTGGAATTGCTTCCGCAAGCTTATGAATATCTGAAGCATTCATTTTCTCATTGATAACTGCAACAGTGTCGCTTTGCCCAAGGTCATTAGTGGCGCGGTTAAACACCACATTCACGCCTTTGCGTTCTGCCAAGTCCATTGGTTTTGTTAGCTCCAGCGGAACTTTTGTTGCTCCCATTCTGCATGCAACATGGTGCCTTTGGTGGCCTGAGATTATTTCCCCATCTGGCGTTGCATAAAGCGGCAGCAAAAAGCCCAGTTTACGCAAACTAAGCTCGATTAAATCCAACCTTGCTGGATCAGCAACACGAGGGTTATACGCAGAAGGCGATAGCTCTTTAACATCAACAAGTTTCATAATCCCAACCTCTTTTTTATTTCTTCAATTATTTCTTTTTTCTCAAAACCAACATCTTGCTTGATAGATTCAAGCCAGTTCAAATATTGTTCTCGCTCAATCTCAAAGCTGTAAGCACCAATTCTGGCTGTAGTATCGGCTTCTGCAATTTCATCAACATCATCATCACTGAAGCCATCACCCAGCAAATCGTCAACAGATGCTTTAATTTCGCTAAGTTCTTCAGCGTTAAACCCCAGCAGGTCAGCATCAAAACTTGTATCATCAAGTTCTGCTATCTCAAGCTGGAGCAGAGCCTTGTCCCACTCTGATTCTTCACCAACTCGGTTATCGGTTATTCGGTATGCCTTGATTTGCTCTGGCGTTAGCTCAGTGGCGATATGCACTGGCACTTTCTCAAGCCCCAGCCGTTTCGCTGCTTCATAGCGAACATGCCCAACCACGATAACCATTTCGGAATCTGTAACGATGGGTTGCCTGAAACCAAACTCCTTGATTGATGCAGCCACTTTATCTATGGAATGCGCATTAATCCTTGGGTTGCGGGCATAAGGCACCACCTTATTTATTGCAATAAGTTCTATTTTCATGAGTTATTTTCCTTTTAAATTACGAAACGAAACCGATTTTCCAGCCTCAAGCCTAGCGAAATCCCGCGCTCGCGGCGTACCCGTGAGGGGGTGTCGGGGAGTACCTTTTTAAATCTTTGCTGATGCGCCTGATTATAAACTCCTGCTAACATACTGTTATTATTATCAAAACAGCGTTGATTGCACCTGCACAAATGTTATGCATTGAAGCTTAACCAACTAAAAAAAGGAGCAATAAATGCAAACACAAG